GTCGCCGTCCGGCGCAGCAAAATCTGCCGCGTGAATTGTTCGGCATATCCCAGCGCCGCCAACAAGGACGACGCAAGGCTGCTGTCATCCACATCAGGTTCGACACGCAAATAGGCCCGCACCTCGTCCAGCATGATGCTGTCGAGAGCGAGCGGAGCAAGGCTCAGCATTTCAACTTCCTTTTTTAGATTATCCGGCGCCCCATGGCCGTTAGGCCCGCTTTCATTGTGACCGCAGATGCGGCCACTTCTGATCGGAATTGGAGCTGGACCGGGCCAGCCAAAGCGCCAACCGCAAGGATGAAGCGGGCCAGCACGGGCGTGTTCGTGGCAGCGACACGTGCACCCGATGACGCCCCAGACGTCGCCGAATCCGCAACTTGCTCCGTACCCGTTACGACCGTCGTGCTGGCCATGTGCAGCATGATCCCGCTCACCGATCCCGACGGAATATCAAGCGCGAGCGCAATGCCGGTGGTGTTCGCGGCGGTCTGGAAGGTACCAAGCACCTCGACCAGATAGGTCGTGTTGGCAGCAGCGGTGAAGCCAAGACCGGTTGCGGCCGACAGCGTTGTTGTACTGTTGGATACATCCGCGTTGAGCTTCTGCCACGTCCACGGATCGGCGCCGCCTTCATTTTGCTTGGCAGCGGGCTGATGGGCGTTTGTTGCGGTAGCTACCGTCAGGCGGGCTTCGTCAGTTATCAGATACAGCTCGCCCGTTCGCAGCGCATCCGAAACGGCGGCGGCGTCAATCTGCGCGCGCGTTCCGCGCTTGTGCGCAAGGCTGGGCATCAGAAAGTGCCACAGTCCACGTCGCCGACGGCCAAGGTCACGAACGCATTTCCGGCATCCTTTGTCCATGTCATCGAGTTATTCAAACGAATAACTCCGTCAGTTCCATTAGTGCCCCATATATAACCGGATGTGCCGCCTGCCACGATGGCAGTTCTTTCGTCCAAATCCGACGCGGGAATGTTCAATGCGGCCTTGAACGCATTAACGGTTATCTTCGTTTCCTTCTGCCCGGTTGCCGAAGCATCGTGCAGCATCAGGAAATCGGCGGCACCATCGACTGCGGCGACCGTCGCCAAATCGTCGATAGCAGGAACGACCGCTAGGCGCGCTGTTGCGCCGGTGGCGATATGCAATGTGCCCCGGTCCGTCGTAAAATGGGCCTCACCCGCCAGCATGGCCGCTGTCGGTAAATTGGCCTTCAGGCCACGTTTCATTTGAATTCTGGGCATATGAAATCCTTAATTGAATGTTCCGCCGTCAATGATGTCAGCAATCGGTCCGGGTGGGCCAGCTGGACCCGTCGCGCCGGGCGGTCCAATAAGCGTCGGAATGGAAGGCCAGTTGGACACCGATGCAGCGGCCACCATGACATTATCAGGCCCCCGCCACCGCAGCGCGAGGGGCGGGGATGGCTGTCGCCATTGCAGGAGCCAATTCACGTCGACACGCTTTCACGCAGGGTGATGGCGATGCTTTCAGTGATGATGACTCCGCCACCAATTTCAAGCCTTGCATCCGCCAGATAGGGACCCGCCGGCAACAAAGCGGACTGCTCAGCTCCGACGGTAAGCGTCCAACCCGGCGCCATGCCTCCGCTCGCTGATCTTGCTGTTATGTCGAAGACAGCCGCAACCGGAGCGCCGGCGCTAACGCCGGTTCGCCCTGGTGCGACTGCCTTCATCGCTGCACTGATAGCCGTCACCAGAAGGGGGTCACCGGTCACGGCGTCCAGCGCGAGCGAAATCGTTTCGCCACGTTGAAAAACAAATGGGGTCATGTCGGTCTCGATCGGAAAATGGCAGGGAATAGCCGCAGCATTTGCCACCCCCGGTTGGATGGGGGGGTGACAAAGCTGTGGTGATGAAAATCAGCTTGCGGCGAACTTCATCAATTTGATGGCTTCCGAATTGGTAACTGCCCCGCCCAAACGCTTGGTCGCGTAGAAATGGACATAGGGCTTGTTTGAATAGGGATCGCGCAGGATGTTAGTTTCGCTGCGCTCTGCGATCAGATAACCGGCCTTAAAATTGCCAAAGGCGATGGACAGGCTATTCGCGCCAATGTCCGGCATGTCTTCTGCCTCGACGACGGGATAGCCGAGCAACGTGTCCGGTTGCCCTGCGCCGAGGCCGGATTGCCAGATGAATGCGCCATCGGTCGTTTTAAACTTGCGAATGGTCGACAGCGTCGACGCATTCATCACCCAGCTTGCGCCCTGCCGATAGGGCGCGCGCAATGCGTGCACCAGTTCAACCAGCCTATCCTGCGGGTTGGTGGCGATAAACGCACCAGCCGCGCCCGACGCGATATATTGCAGCGTGCCAAAAGGCCGGGTTGCATCGGTGGTGACGGCGTTGGGCGAGGTCAGGAACCCTTTTGGCTTATTGGTGCCGTTGCCGTTCACAAAGGCTGCGCCTTCGGCTTTGGCAAATTCGGTCGCAATCTCGCTGGCCAGCCAACCTTCAACGTCGAACGCCGCGTCATCAAGCATCGCCTGCGTCGCAGCCGGATTAGCATAGAGCTCGCCGAAGCTCGGCACGATTTCGTTGAAGGTCGGCGTTGCCGTTTCGGGACGCGTCGCGGTTTCGGATGCCCAGCCAGAGGTCACGCCATTTTGCGTCACCAGCTTGCGATAGCCCGACGAACCCACACGCACCACATTGGCAATCGCGCGGATGGGGGACATACCCTTCAACGTCGCGTCGATAACCGCATCAATTTCGCGCGGAACAGCAAATCCACCATCCGCGGCAACGACGCCGGAAAAGCTCTTCAATTCGACTTCAGAACCGCGCCGCAAATAACCGTCGATAAAAGCTGATCGGGCCGGATCGGTGATGCTGCCGCCGGACAATACAGGCCGCGTCACAGTCGTTGCAGGCACCGCCCCTTCAAAAACGGCATCCAGCGGGTCGGCCTTAGTTTCATAATTCATATCATTCTCCTTGGGAAATAATGCGCGTGCTAACGGGCGCGGATGTGTCCACGGCCAACACGCGTGCGAGCGGTTGCATCGGGTGCGCGACGACGCTGACTTCAATGAGGTCAAGGTCCGTCAATTCGCGATATTCATGCTGCGTCATGCCGCGCACGCGATAGCCAAAGGACAGGCCCGATCCGGCCTGAATGCTGGCGTTCGCGTCGTCGACTTGGGCAATGACGCGCAGGCCCCGCGCATCTTCTTTCAGGCTTTCGACAAAGCCTATGCGCTGGCTGCGGTCGTGCTGCCATAACAACGGCAAGCCCGCCTTCGCGGCGCGCGCAAATGCACCTTTGCGGACGATGTCGCCGCCTTTATCCGGCGCATCGAAGATGGCGGCATATCCGGCAAGCCTCATTGGCTCACCAGCCCCAGCAAGCCGAGCTTCACCGCAATACCGATGAGGAGCAAAGCAAGCCCCATCCGGATGATCCAGCCAATGGCCGCCCTGCGCGCCGAGCGCTTGGCGTCGCGCCACGCCGACAGCAATTCGCGCAGTTCAGTCATGTCCTTGGCCGCAGTCGCGTCACCCAAACCAAGCTGCGCCAATGCGCGCCGCGCACCCGCTTCGGAGGCCTGCTCCAGCAGACCTTGCAGATTATTCTCCGTCATCGAAACCTCCAGTGGAATGTTCATCGACTGCTGCTTGTGCGACGTCAGCCACAGCCATCCCGACCGCCGCCCGCTTTTCATTCAGCGTCAGGAAATCGGCCGCGCTCACTTGCGCCCAAAGCCGCTCGCGGTCTTCCGCAAGCGTCGGTATCGCGTCGATATCGATACCAAGCTCCAGCCCGTCAAAATATGGCCGCAACCCTTCAGCCAGAGCGTCCAGCAGCTTGCGCGCGAGCGGCAGTATGCCCTGGCTCCACAAAGCGCGGTTCGCCTCGCGATAGTTGGCATAAGTCGCATCACCGGGAAGACCAAGCAACACGGGCGGCACGCCAAAGGCCAACGCAATCTCGCGCGCTGCCGCCTCTTTCAATCCGGCAAAATCCATTTCTGCAGGCGTCAGCGCCATGGTCTGCCATTTCAGCCCGCCTTCCAGCAGCATTGGCCGGCCGGCATTGCCAGCTCCCTGAAAACTCGCGGCCAGCTCCTCTTTCAACCGGCCATATTGGTCAGCGGACAGCGACCCGCCCTCGCCCGCGTCAAAGACCAAAGCACCCGATGGTCGCGCCGCATTGTCCAGCAACGCCTTGTTCCATTTCGTCGCCGCATTGTGGATGGCGACTGCGCCCGAAGCAGCGCCCAGACAGCCCAGCCCATAATGGTCATCAAGCGGGTGCATCGACCGGATGTGAATGACCGATTCTGCCGGCAGGCGGCTCGCCACTTCGCCTGCCTTATAGACATAAGCGACCGGCCAGCCGCGCACATCTGCCTCGATACTCACGCGTTCGGGCCGCAATGCGAACAGCTCGCCCGGACGCCCATCCATGCCCGATAATATTTCGATATAGGCGTTGCCATGCAGCAGCAGATGCGCCGCCACAGTCTCGATAAGGGCCTGCCCTGCCGACGTCGCCTTCACCAGCCGCAATGCTTCTGCATCGGTAGATGTCAGCGGTGCTGACGCCAATCCTTCGGCAATTAACCGCACCGCGCGCTGCGCAATGGCATTGCCCAAATAACCTTCACGCATTTGCGCTTCATAAGATCGCGGCCATTCGCCGAGGCTCGGTCCGGCATAAGCGCGAACAGAGGTCAGGCGATCTTGCTGGACACGCGTTTTGGCCGGACGCAGCAAGCCACGCCCGGTTGATTTCCAACCGAAGATATTCATAAATTGTCCTTTGTTGTCTCTACATCACGCGCACGCGCGGTTCGCGGGCTGTTTTGCCCAGCATCAGTTCGGTCAATGCCCAGACAAGGGCATCGGCGCGGTCCGGTGATCGGCCCGGGCCTTCATAACCACCGCCAACAATCAGGCCGCACATTTGGTCTTCCAACGCCGGAAATGGCTGCGCATGGCAAACCCGTCCCGTTTCATATAAAGCTGCAACAGGTTCTGCCCGCGCGGATTTGCCCCGGCTCGCATGGACCCGTTTTACGGGCATGAAAACATCGGCGGCACGTAGTACGGACTCAACCATATTGCCGCCCTGATTATCCTCGGCCACGACACGGTCGGCCTGCCACATTTCGGCAGCCGCCGCGACCGCACGCGCCCACGTCTCCGGCGATGCCCCGCCGACTGAATGGTCGGCAAGCACATAGGCTTTCTTGTCCGTTCCCACGCCAACCGCAACGATACCGCATTGGTCGCCATGTTCGGACACTGGCGGATCAACCCCGATGACCACACGGACGATCTGCGGAACAAGCGCCACCCGCTGCCGCTCCAGTAAATCGCGGCTCCATAATGCGCCCGCAACATCCTCGATTAATTCTCCGTCCAGTTCCTGTCGGCCCCATCTTGTGCCTGCATAGGCGGCACGCACGTTGTCGACAAAATCCTCGGGCAGGTTCAAATTCTGCGCCGTCTTGCCACCGCGCAGCACAACGCCCTTTTGCCCGACCAGCTTGCGCAAAAGCGATATGGTTTTAGGCGTCGTCGTCACCAACACACGGGGCTTCTCACCCAGCCGCAGGCCAAGCATCATATTATTCCAACAGGCTTCTGCGTTGTTCCATTTCGCCAGCTCGTCACACCAGGCATGGTGATGTTCGGGCCCGCGCAGTTTCTCGTAACTCTCGGCGGAATAGATATGCGCGACCGCCCCGCTGGAAAACCGCACTTCCCCCCGCGTGGCGTTCCAATCGACATTTTCGGTGGCGCGCTTGACTTTAATCAGGCCGCTTTCACCTTCGATCATGACCTTGCGAACATCATCGATTGTCGCGCCGATAAGGGCAAATCGCAAATTGCCGTCCGCGCGCGCCAAACGGCTTACCCATTCGGAACCGGCGCGCGTTTTGCCAAATCCGCGACCGGCCATGATCATCCAGACACGCCAGTCGCCATCATCGGGATATTGCCCCTCATGCGCCCAAATATCCCAACGTTCGTTCATTTCGCGGCGCTGCGGCTCGCTTAACCGGTTTAGGATATAGTCACGGTCTGTGCCCGAAAGACCGCACAGGAACCCGGCG